ATCGTATTTCTCTTTCGACTTGCATCATAATTTAGAGATGTCATATTGAAAGACATTCTAGGCAGCGTCATCTGGACATGTGCGTTTGGGTATTCATCATCGTTTAATCGGTTGTCTTGTTTTAACCGTTCAATGTACTTTTCTCTTGCAGCATAAGCAAGAGGAACTTGAATACTTATTCGTTCAGTTCCATCCGCATTTAACTTTTGTATTTTAATATCATCAAATAAAGTACCAAAAGCTACAACAGTGTTTCTTATTGTCTCATGATAGAAGTGTGATTGAAACATCAGTAGTTACCCTCCGAGAATGGATCATTCTCTGAGAAGTCGAGAATTGAATCACCATCAGTCTTAATGTCGGAGTTCGTACCATATCCGTCCTGTGGAATAATATCTCCAGAGGCACCAGTGACACCATCGATCGCATCTTCCAGACCATCAATTGCAGACCAACCTGTATCCAGTTTCTCGTGTGAGTAACGGAAGAGTTCGCATGATAATCTATATGTGTAGAGTTTACCTAACTGGTAAAAAGGATTTTCATGTTCTACAAATTTAATCTCAAAGATATAACGAGACATCGGAAAGTAAATTAAGTCACCTTCTTGTGGATGAATCTGTGTAGAACCAGAACCAACAAAGTTATCGCGGAAAACTCTCTTTGCAACCACAAGATCCACGGTGTCTTGAATTTCAAAACCGAATTGTGTAATCTGATCTCCACCACCAAATCCATCAATCGAATCGATGTACATTTCCATCTGCATACCATCCGAGAAGATAGAGGCATTATCTTCACCGAAGATAGTGTCTTCTCGAACGAGTGTTCGTGGAAGGTATACCATATCTCGACCATACATTCGAATGGTTTCGACGGTGAGATCTTCTAGAACACTTGAAGAAGTGTGTGGTTTTTTGTTGAAGAACGGATTAGTTCCCATTTATCATCCCGTCATAAAATCTGGTGGAAGTTCAAACTTGAGAGACATCTCGTCTTCGAGCCTTCGAATTTCTTCTTGTGCATCCTGAAACATTTGTTGTCCGTTGAATTGTACACCACCGGGTAACTGCATTCCCTCGAACTTTGAGAGGTTGGAACCCCACTGCCTTTTAATGAGAGCAGCGGCATACTCTTTCAAGAAACGATCGTTATAGAGTTCTTTGTATGTCTCACCATCAACGGCAACATAACACTCAAACATCAGATAATCTCCTACCGAAACTTCTTCTGACCAGTCCATATCAAGGAATAACTTATTAGTTACTCGGTTGAAACGAATTTTCTTTTCTGGTGTAAGATAGTCTGAGATCATTTGCATGTGTCTCATTACCTGATCATAATATTGAAGTGTACCACCGTTACGAAGACCGTAGAAGTCATTAAATGCCATTTGGTATTTGACACCCATGAAGTTACCTGCGGCTCCACTTCCAAATTGGAAAGCACGAACAACGGAAACCACACTTGGATCTACCAGATTCATATCCAAATATCCGTTGGTTACATCATCTTCAACAATTTGGTGTTTTAGGTATCGAGTTTCTACTCCATCGAAGTGATACTCCGTGAAGTGTTCGATAGCATCATCAATTCGATCTTCTACTTGTTGGTCATCTACGTTGATTTCTACAACGGGAAAACCTAACTTTCGTAAACAGTATTCTTTGAGTTCTTCTCTTGATGTTACGCTCATCCATACACCTCCGTTATACTATGTATAATGGAAGATCCTCAGCCAGTAAAAACTTTTTTGGCTGGGGTCGACCCAGCACGGTCTCCACATGAAACGGCATCACCTATTCGGTAAATTGGTCGGCCGTTCACGAGAACTTTAGGAAACCCTGATGATGCACTTCCAATGGCATGTGAACTCTTACCACAGTTGTGAGTACCAGAGTTATATCCGTCACCCATTCTACCAACTGGGATTCCATTGATGAGAACATTAGTGGAACCGTTTAGGAAAGGCATGGGTCCAAAACAATGACCTGCACTCTTTCCCCCTCTTACCATTACATTAGACATAGATCATGGTCCCGTGTATGTTGGATATCCACCATCGGCGGAACATCCAAATGTTCCCGTGAAGTGAACCAAGTGGTTCTTCTCGGATCCGGAGACAGTACCGAACCACTTCTTGTGAAGTTCTTCCTGTGCATTGACGAAGATTGAGATGGAGGCATTGATACCAGATGTAGGGAATCCAGATGAACCCTCCGGTGGAATCGAGGCCAACCCAATGCCATCAGCGGGAGATCCGTAAGCACCAGTGGAACCTTGTGTACACCCTTCAACCGGTGTCGGTGCATACCATCCAAGTGGGACATTCAATCCAAATCCAAAGTAGTATGTGGCTCCACCTGTACCTGAGATGTGGATAAATCCATCGGCGGTACTACCGGTAATACCTGCGGTGGTTAATCCGGCAGGATTAATAAAGTGAGCCGCGTCGAATCCTCCCAAGCCTGGGTCTTCCGTTTGACCCACAACACCGTAAGTGCCGCCGTGGTGTGGAGGTGCCAAGAATTCTGGACATGTACCATCAGGACATTTAGCTGATGTGAATGTAACTCCAGTTACTCCACTAGTAACCCAATTGGTACTTGCACCAAACAATGCTTGCAACCAAGGAATTCCGTCGAGTGGTTCTGTAAAATCACCGGAATAAGCATTGCTTGTTGAGGGGGACAAATCATTAACATTACCATTCCAAAAGAATTCACATGCGTCTGGATCTTGTTCTTCTGCCGCTGGTGGTGTCAGTTGTCGAAG